GTGGTGAAAAACCAGACCCCATGCTACAACACCCTGGAGCCTGGCATCATTCGCTTGGCCATGGGGAGTTTGGTCCGATGGCTTCGGGAGCAACATCTCCCAGACTGGCAGACTGCTGCTTGGGCTTTGGCGAAGTTCTTGTTTCCCATGATGTTGGGACACCCGTGGGTCGAAATCTACGCGGTGCTCAAAGTCTCTTGGCAGATGGCGCACGTAGAATCCCTCACCGACTTCGGTCGAATCTTGGGGGAGGAACTGTTGAGCCATTGGCTGAGTCGGGTCACGAAGACCGCCATTGGGTTGGCTACCGGGTTGTGGTTCACTGGGGTGTGGACGTGCCGCCAGCTCGACTGGCAAGAGGGCAAGCTGCAAAGCGAGGTTCTAAGGCCACACTTGCGCTTTCTGTATGAGAGGGAGGATCAGAATTGGCGATTCGGTGGGAGGCTGGACAAGCCGTTCGAGGTGAAAACTTCGGATAATCTACTGGACGCCCTTCAGAACTTCTTCCCCACGTGCGAAATGTGCGGAATTAGAAACAGCGAGCGGCGTTGCGAGAGCTGTTCAACGTGCCCCGCGCATGGAGTTAGCATGCACCAACTCGACGTTTTCGCCGGGTTCGAGTGTTGCCGCACCATCCGCGAGGCCCACGAGATCGAGGCTCGATACCAGAGGGAGCAGGCAGCCCTCCGGGAGATCTTGGAGAGAACCCTACCGCAGCCTGAGGTGGGGAGCGAGACGGCGGATTCAACCACGGAAGCATCGGATGACGAGCCCTCGGCTGCCAGCACCGCACCCACAAGTGCGCCTGACACCCGACCCGGCAGTCCGGCTCCCGAAATGGTGAAACTGCCCGAGTCAGACTCCGAGGACGACGACCCGCCACCGATACCGCGTAGTCCAAAAGGGAAGGAGCGAGCCCACAGCCCAACCCTGGATCTGGAGGAGGACTTCAAGTTGGAGTGGGACCAATTGAGTGTTGATGTTGCGCGGAGCATAGGCTCACGCTCAGAGTCGCCCCACGATCTCCAAGCGGAGGTGGTCTTTGATAACCCCGACTTCGGCGACACTGGGGAAACTTCGCTGGGACCACGGGAGGTGGACTCAGATGACGACCTGGCCGACCAGCCGCTGGGGAACGTCACGAAGCGAGCTGCGCCTGCCGCCCCCCCTCACAACGACGCCCTACTGAAGAGCACAGGGTTCGTTGGTCATGGGCCCTGTTCATGCCGGGCGCACGACATCAAGGTGCCGTGGCGAGGCTTCAAGTGGGCGACCTGCTTGGAGGGGCACGGGTACTGGGGAGAGGAAGGCATGAGATGCCACTTCTGTGCAGAGCCGGTGGTCAGCGCCTTGCACGGAGCGCTCGTCACCCTCCCCGACGAAATACAAATCCACCAGTGTACGGTGGTACAAGTTGACAGGGTCCACTTCGCGATGCATCCAAATTACCGGATCAAGCGAGGCAGCACCCCCATGGGAGCAGTGCCCGTCACTTGTTTGGTCCAGGCGCTGGCAACTGCACTGGACGTGAGTGAGTTTATAGTTTGGCAAGCTGGGTGCGCCATCTTGCCCCCCGAAGCCACCACCAATCTCCTACCTTTCCCAGGTTTGGATGAGCGGTTCGTTCACGCTGTAGCCCTGATGCAGAACGTGAGTGTTCGAATGGATGGTGTGCCTGGGACCGCCCCCGCCCGCGCCGGCGTTAAAGGCGCCAGAGGACTGACTCTGAAACTCAGTCACGTGGACGGCAACGCCCACTGGGAGGCGGGTTCCGCGCAGAAGAAGCGCGTGAACATGATAGCTGAACCCCGAGTCTGCGCTGGTTCCGAACTGGATCAATTCCTGCTTTGCATGGAAGATTTCAAGGACGAGTACGGCAACAGCATTCTCGGGCAGTGGACCACGGTTGAACTGGATAGAATGGCCTGTAAGCAACTCGTTCGCGAGTACAAAACGGGGCAATTCGGCACAATCAAGCGGCAGGAAGGGAAAGATTATGAGAAGGAGGCCACGAAGAAGATGGACGCCACTCATGAGCATTTCCGAGGCCGCAAGGTTCGGTTCAGAGGGCTGTCGGGAGCCGCCGGATGCGGGAAGAGTGCTCCAGTTAAGGCGTACCTAAAGAGCAAGGTGAAGGAGTTCAATTGCAAGGGCGTTTGGTTCTTGAGTGTGCCGCGCGTGCTGATCCGACAAGATTGGCATGACGCCCTTCAAATGGGTCGGGGCTCTTACGCCCTGAACACGTTTGAGCAGGCCTTTACTCGAGGCGCCCGAGTGTTGATCATAGACGAATTGTCTTTGATGCCCCCCGGGTACGTGGATCTGCTGTGCATACTGAAACCCAGCATCAGCCATGTGATCCTTCTGGGAGACACCGTGCAGAGCAAGTTCAATAACCCAGAGAGCGACACCAAGCTCAATGAGTTGCCTAATGAAGCTGCTCGCTGGTTTGCTAAAGCACAGGTGCCCTATTGCTTCTGGACCCATCGAAGCCCGCAGTGCATCGCTGCCGCCTACGGCATCCCGTGTACAAGTCCCGTCAAGGGGGAAGTTGTGAGCCGGACCGTCATTGACCATCGGTACCCGGTGATTGCTGCCACGAACGGTGAGGTTGGTAACCTCGGGCAGCAGGGCAACGTGGCCCGAAACGTTGGAGGAGCACAGGGTGGGACCGTTCACACCGCCCACATCATCCTGAGCAACACCATGCTGCAGAAGCAGAGCCCCGGTGACTTTTACAGCGCGGTCAGTCGTGTCACGCACAAACTGATCGTTGTTGAACAGCACGGCCCCGGCTACCTGCAGTTACGTCAGAGACGTCCTGACGTCATGGCTGTGCTCGGCCTTGGGCCCCCAGTGGATTTCCGGGCCACCTTCTCCCGACAACTGGCTGGCTTCCAATTTCTGTACTTGGACGAGAAAGTCCGAGCGGGAATACAGCAGGCTCGGGCGGCCGGACCGCCGGTGACCCGCGCCAGCGGGATGTGGACCGAGCGCGCTCCTCCTCAACTCCTCACAATGATTGAGGGCGAAGACTCCCAGGCACCGCCTGACCCGAAACCAACGCGCGCAGAACCCAGCGTGCCCCTCATCCGCACTCATGTCCCCCGTGCGAACCCCAACGGAGTGTTAGATGAGGCCTGCCAGGACCTCACTTTCCGTGAAGCCCGCGAGGTGGTGCGGGAGCAAGGAATGACGGAGCTCTTTGTGGAAAGACCGACTCAGTTCGGCGACCGCACAGATCAGCTGTTTCCACAGCAGCAAGGCAATGATCCTGTGCTTTTCCGCGTAACAATTGACAAGCGCCTCAATTATGGCACCGCGGCTGACAACCTGGAAGATCTCAACTACAGCGAGTGGAAAGCTCAACTGCTGTTCGAGGCCATGGGACGATACCTCAACTTTGGTGATAAGGAGGAGTTCGACCCCCAGCTGTTCCAGGAGTGCATCTTTGAGAATGAGTTCAGGAAACTGACCCAGAAAACTCAAGCCGTGCTCCTCAACAACGTCAAGCGCAGCGACCCAGATTGGAAGTTGAACTTGGTGGATCATTTCATCAAGTCGCAGCTTAAAGGGAAGCTGGAAACGTTGGGAAAACCCGGCAAGGCGGGGCAAACCCTTGCAACATGCCAGGATGCTGTTGTGCTGCTCTTTGGGCCCATGGTACGCTACCTCAGACGTCGCGTGATGCATCAGTTCCCTCCGGAGCTGTACTGCAATTGCGAAAAGACCAATGAGGACCTTAGCGCCTGGGCTCGAGAACATTGGACCGACGCCGAGAGCACTGAGAGCGACTTCGAGGGCTTCGATTCCACCCAGCGTGGTGACAGCCTCGGACTTGAACTCAAGCTCATGGCCCAGTTCGGCCTTAAGGACGCTTGGATGTCCTTGTTTGAGCAGTTCTCTTTTGGGTTCTTGGACATGCCAGAGCTATACGCCTGGTGGAAGACCCACATCATCTCAACCGTCATTGGTCCCAAACAGACGGGACGTGACACTGGCGAACCTGGCACCTACGACTTCAACACATACTTCAATCTGGCAGTGACCTGCCTCATGTATGAGTTACCTCGTGGAGTGCCCTTATGCATCGGCGGTGACGACATGAGCGCCAACCGCAAGCTGAAGGAGAGCGCCCTCTGGATCCGGGTCAAATCCCAATTCCTGCTGATAGCGAAGGTGCAGTATACACTGCGACCCAGCTTCTGCGGTTTTTACTTGACTCCGAACGGATCCTTTCGTAACCCACGTTTACTCATGCTGAAGACACTTTGGCATATGGACAAAGGTGACAGTCCCGCAGTCGACCTCAACTACGCCACGGAATGTTACTCGGCTTACCGCCTTGGTGACCTCCTGGTGGATTACTGCACATTCCTGGAACTGGAGTGTCAAGGTTGGCTGTTGGAGTACTATCACCAGAAGTACTCGTGGGCGCAACGAATTTTCGGGGGTCAGGATGTTCAGGAAGTTTTT